CTGTTATATAATAATACTGAAGATGATTTACCTGTAAATGTTTGAGTACCATAATCAGCTTTACCTATTTTAAAGTTAACTGCGGGGTTATTTATAGGGGATGTATAACTAACAGTTTGATATTCTGTATCATTTATGTACCTGCTATATCTTCTTGCGGTGTATTTTCTTTCAACCAATTAGTAAACGTTTTAGAATCCCCTATTATTTCAACGTGAGCATCTGATGCTGATTGTTCTCCCTCATAGCCTACAACAATAGACTCATCGTTTAAGGTTATTTCTCGTCCAGAAGTCCACCTATTATCTATAGGTGTAATTCCGTTTTCCTTTATGTATCCGTAGTTATTTATAGTCTTGATTTATTTTAAATATCCGTTGTTGTTTCTGTTTGAGTTATTGAATCGGATTCTACACCACTTACCCATCCAACTGATTTAGCATCAGCCTCTTGTGATTTCATTATAAAAAAACCTTCAACACAAGGTAATGCACTTAATATACTTCCATCCCTCAATCTAAAGTCATTTGGCTTTTCTTTATAAATTAAATACTTCATTTTATCTTCCTCCTGAAATTACATTTGCGTTATAAGTAGTAATTGCGTCATTAAAATCTTCAGCCTCATTTGATGTTAAACCTTCATGAATTGCACAAAACCTATACCTTCTATTTGAAAAGAAAGCCGGGTTTGTACCGTTGTTTCTGCAAAAAATATACAGCGCATCCGAATTAAAAGACCATGCCCCTAAATTAGTGTCACTGCCTTCTGTTGACCCGTTTAAATAAGCCTCCATGTCATTTGCTGAACGCCTTACCATCGTTCGTACACCCAAATCCAAAGTCGTTCCGCTAACAGAATCGCCTAAGGAACCTAATATATAGGTATAAGTAGCATTTACCATCGCTAAATGGATGTAGGAATTTGAACCGAAATCAACCCCGCCGCCCGAATTTGTGGCAATATCTAAAGTTATTCCAAAATTATTTTCGCTCGCTCCAGATGCATCTGGAATAAAATTAGTGCTTCCATACATATTAGTACCATTACCCGTTACTCCATTATCTGCGTGAGTAGGTGAATTAAACCAAGTAATATCAAACGTACTAGGATTAACAGCGTTAACGGCTGCTGCGTCTAAATCTGTTGGGCTAATTGGATAAAGCGCATAAAACTTAGAGTAGATATTAGAGTTATTAGTAGTGCTTCCCGTTCCTTTTAAGTCGGAGAATAATTGATTGACCGCTGCTATCTCCGTAGCGTCAACAATACTTGCTGCTGCTATGTATGCTTGAGCGTCTTGGTCAGGCGTAGGTGGTGGAACAGGAGTTGACCATCTAAATGGGCCAACTGAACCGTCTGAATTTCTAAATTTTATTCCCATTTTCTTAATGTATTAAATATTATAAAATCTCTTGTGCTACTCATAATTTATTCCTGTTTTATTAACACGGTGTTACATCACCTACTCCACCACCACTTACATTAAATGATGCGGGTTCACCCATCCAATAAAATCCATCTTCTGGAATGGTTTCTCCACCTGAATCGGTATATACATTATCTCCATCTGTGGGATATGTACCTCCCCCATCATGATACCATTCTGCAGTTTCTCTACCAGATTCACACGCAACTTCTGGAAAGTCATATGGAGTCTCATCTACAGCAAATGCCGTAAGTGATGATGCTGAATGGTCATATGAATAAAATTCTGAAATTGCGTGTGGTGTTGAACCATCTGGTTTTGATGTTGAGTTTGTATTAATACCCGTAGTCGATTGAGTTGTAAGAGATACATTGCTCAAACTTACACCCATTTCGGTTGCAATATCACCTAAACTTAATTGTCCTGATGCTGTTAGTGCCATTACCCAATCTTATTTTTAAGTTCATCAATTTGTTTTTGTTGTTCTTTGACAGTTTCAATAAGAAGTGGTATCAATTTTTCATATCTAACCGCTTTCATCCCACTATCTCTTGTTTGAACTGCTTGTGGTAGAACTAATTCTACTTCTTGTGCAATAACCCCAACATCATTTCCACTATTACCATGTAGTTCTGTATCTTCAATCCAATCAAATTCTACACCACTTAATTTTTGTAGTTTTTCTAATGGCGATTCAATTTGTTTTATATTCTTCTTCCATCTTTTATCTGATGATGAATATGCTACAATATCATTTGATGCATCAATTCTACCATCTGTTGCGTTTGCAGGTACACCCACACCTAATGAACCTCCTGCAACATTAAGGTCGCCTGTCAATCCTAACTCTGAGCCATCAAATGTTAGATTTGAAGATGCTACTAATGTATCAGCATCATTAAATATAGCTACTTGATATTGAACGGGTGTTCCTTGTTTATCAACTAAATTTCCGTCCCAAACTTTAGAATCAATTTCATCTGTTACTAATTGATTAGAAGAATTTTTTACTACTACAGAATTATCAGTACCTGTTCCAATTGTAGCTGTTATTCCTCCTGTTATACCCATTGAGCCAGTAATCAATGCGCTTCCAGATACAATAAAATTACCATCTACTTCCAAAGTGTCAAAGTCAATTTCTAACAATGAACTCGAAACAATCATACTTCCAGAACCTTCGGCTAAGCTCATATTAAAATCAGTTGCATCAATTGAACCACTAAAGTTTCCTACAAATGAACCTGAATAATTACCTTCTCCACCTAGAGCATAACTGGCAGTAGTAGCATATGAACTACTTATCACGCCTGTGATTCCAGAACCATCGCCTGAAAATGTATTAGCGGTTAATGAGCCTGATACATCCAAGCTTCCACTTAAATATGTTAGTGGTGTATCTAATTCTATATTTCCACTAGTAGATGATAATATCAACGATGCAGCGGAAGAGTTATATGGTGTATATATTCTATGTTCCGTACGGCCGTTAAAACGAATAGTGGGGATTGCTGCGGTGCCTGCACCTACATACAAATCTCCAGTCAATAATCTTGTTGATGCATTAATTGATAATGTACCGCTTAAGCCGTTATATGATAAGATATCTCCTGTGAAACGGTTTGCAAAAATAAATGTACCGTTATTAACATTACCAACCTGAAACTTGGTTGCTCCTAATCCTGTATAGTCTATAAAATAATCGCTAACATCTTGAGTATTTCCTGATATACTACCTGTAACATTCAATGAACCAGTAACTCCTAAATCCCCTACACTTAGCGAATTTAAAATTGCATCACTACCAGATGTGATGACTTTTTTCCAATTTGGCATATATCTCTCCTATTATGGTTGGTAATGACACATCGTCACCCACTTCCGTTTGTTGGCCTATAATAGCTATTTAATATAAATATAAGAATTTTATTATTAAAGTAAAAAATCCCCATAAGAGGACTTTTAATTATAACACACTATGCGTTAGTTATATTTTTTTGAATTTTAACTGCAGTTTCAAATACTAATTGAACATCATTGCCTTTAAAAGTTGATTCTGATATTAACTGTAATAAGAACTCTAGTTCTTCTTTTGAAAATACCTCATTGTCACTTTTTTTATTTTCTTTAAGTTGTTGTAATGATGCCATAACGGTTTTTAATTTTTTTAACATTTTGATTATGCATAGATGTAAATTTCTTCAGAATCTGTTTTAATATGAATAGTACCCACACCTTGAAATGTTGGTGCAGTCGATGGTGCAGATGTGGATGATTCAATATTACCTAATTTAGAAGTTGGTGTACCACCTGTAGTTACATTATGTGCTAATTGTGATTTATATCCAAATGTTGCACCATTACCATCAGAATCATCACAGAAAATAGAGTGACCTGCTTGAGCAGTTCCGTTTCCAGTACCACCGAATATAATTCCGCTATCACCAGAGGTTGAACCTGAGTTTAATAGAATAAATTGGTCTTCTACATTTAAGTTAGTTACTTGTAATTCAGTTGTTGTGCCTGTAATTGTTAAGTTACCTGGTATAGTAATCGTATCACTAGCATCACCGATAGTTGCTGCTCCTCCTAATGAAGCGTTTAATGCTGTTTTAACATTTGCAGTATCTGTTACATCAGCAGATGCTTCAATTGCATCTAATTTATCAAACATTGCTTTTGTCATTACACCTGCAACAGATGTTGATGCTGCTCCTATTGCAACATTATCACCATCAGATGAGTTTATCGTAACATCTGTTTCTGATGTGGTTTTGGTTAAGTTTGTAGAAACATTTGTTACCTTTGCCGTATTGGTTGCAACATCGGATGCTATAGATGAACTTAATGCAGTTGATGAGCCTGATATCATTGTTGGGGTTAATGCCTTTACCAGCGCAATTGTGGCTAATTCAGTATCCATTAGTGCTCCAGCAGAAGTTACATTTGCGGTATTTGTTACATCTGCGGATGCCTCAATTCCATCTAATTTATCATGATGAGTAGTACTCATTAAACCGGCGATTGTATCGGTTGCTTCTCCAATAATTACATTATCACCATCAGATGAATTAATTGTTATTTGAGCTGCAGCTGTTGTTTTGGATAGGTTAGTACTTACGTTTGTTACTTTTGCTGTATTGGCGTCTATTTCAGCCAACAAAGTATTTGATAGTTTGTCTTCGGTTACTGCATCATCTGCTAGTTGGGTTGTACCAACACCACCATCAGTAATCTGAATGTCGTTAGCGTTGGCAGTTATACCAGTACCACCAACAACATTTAGAGTTGCATCGCCAGTAGTTGCACCACCAGTTAAACCATCACCAGCAACAACACTTGAAATATCACCAGAACCTGCTCCGGCACCGATATCGGAAAGAACTTCTGCACCGGTTCTAAAATCTACGTTTCCACTAGTATCTAATACCAAAAACTTATCTGTATCTGTACCTGCGTTAGAAACACTACTTAGTGCTAACGCAGATAACTCTGCTGATGAGCCTGATACTATTACTTTTTTCCATCCTGCCATTTTTTTACCTCTTTAAATTCTTTTGTTCTATATTATACTAATAAATATTAACTTTTATAAATAAACGAAAAAATTACTTCCACTTATTGATATTGCACCATCTTCTCCAGTTGGTAGTGTAGTAGATTCTTTTATTATGAACGTTCCCTCTGAATTTACCTTTACCTTATCACTTCCATTAATTTTTACCAAAAACATATCGGTTGATGGTGTATCGTTTTCAATTAATGAAAGAGATGATGTTAATGCGCCAGTTAATTCAACCGAACCTGTGATTTGTGCGTTGGTAGTTACAATTGATTCAATAGAATCAGAACCATTATTTTTTTTAAAAAACAACTTACCATCAAATGTGTTTACAGACAATTCACCCAATGTTAAGTCACTAATACTTGGTACTTTAGATTGAACACTACTTCTTTTTAATTTTATTTCATTAGATGCCACTATTATCCCTCAATTATTAATTAAAAACTACCACCATCTAGTGAATCAAATGAATCAAATGATATAGAACCACTTACATTTAGTGAGCCTGATATTTGTACCGAACTACTAATTTCGACTTTTGGTGTATCTAAAACAATTACACCACCAGAACCACTATAAGTTGATAAATGAAGTTTTGGTGGAAATAAAGAATTTTCTGTACCGAATTGGTCATCTGCTTTTATGTAAAATGTACCAAAATCTGAATATATAAAATTATTCCGAGTTACAGTTGAATTTAAATATATACCACCTGCTGTGTTTGAACCACCACCAATCAGCAAATAATCATTAGCATCGGCCTGGAGTGTGATTGGATTATACCCACGATAATAATATGAAAGTGGAGATGCTGAAGATTTTAATTGATAATTACCATCACCCGCTCCACCAAACATTGGAATACTTAATAAACTATTAGATGCGTCCCAATCAATATAAACATTAGTTGCATTTGTAGCGGAATCTGCTGCTAAATTTGTTAAACCACCACCATTTCCAGTTATTGAACCACTAATGTTTAATGAACCTGATAGTTGTAGGGATGATGTAGTTGCATATATTACCCCACCTTCAATTAGTGTAAATACCCCACCACCATCAGCACCTGCTGGCCCTTGTATTCCTTGAGCACCAGTTTCACCTTGAACTCCTCTGTCACCCTTTGGGCCCAGAGTTTTTACTTCAACTATAGATGTTACTGGTTGAGTAACTTCAACATTAGATGCTACATTAGTATCTATAACCTCAATTTTATTATTGGAGTTGGTTACAGTTACTTTATTATCGGCATTTGTTATATTTACTTTCTTAGATGCCATTTTATCGTGTTACCTCTTTAGATAAGTTTACCTTACCTTCTAGCAATCTAACCACATATTCAGAATTACCACTACCAGAGTAGATTTCCAAATCATAATGAGCAGTTGTAAAATCTAATGCGGATGAAGTTACTGCTGAAACATATATTCCGATTGAACCAGATGATAGCGGTGTACTTCCGTTTGAACCACTAAAGTTTAAGCCTGTATTATCTGATTGTAAGGTACTTGATAACGTTAAATACACATCAGATGACTCAATCGTTGGTCTTACTTGCATTCTTCCATTATATGACGTTAAATCAATAGGAGTGTCATTAGAATCTTTGTATTGTATTTCAAATTCTAATGTTGACCCTTGTTCTATTGTAAATGAATATTTTCCTGCTGACATAGTTACCTTTGATTAGTGTTTATAATAAATATATACAATTTAATATTCTGTTAATAATCTTAAAATATCATTTAAAGATTCATGTCTATGATTATCTTTTAATACAACATCGTAAACCCATTTTGAACCTTTTAATTTAGGAACTTCATGTATTGCTGAATCATTCCTAAATTTTAAATCAATTTGTTGTGGGTCACCACATAATATCATAGTAGAGCCTTTACCGACACGACCCAACACCATAAGAAGTTGTTGTTTAGTTAGATTTTGAAACTCATCTACTATAACTATGGAGTTATCAAATGTTCTTCCTCTAAAGTGTGTTAATGATACTAATTCTATTTGCTCATCTACCATCATTTTATCTAAAATAGCTGGTTTGTTATAAACTTTTCTCATATTAGATTTGATTGGTACTAACCAAGGCTCCATCTTTTCATCTAATGAGCCAGGTAGAAACCCATTGTCCTCATTTGATACAGTTGGTCTTGTTATAACTATTTTATTAACTTGTCTTTTAAAAAACATATCCAATCCAACTTGACATGCTAATAAAGTTTTACCACTACCCGCCTGGCCTATGATAAAATTAAACGGATGATTGAGTATTTCTCCTTTTGATGTTTTTTGTTCATCTGATAGTGAAATTGTAAATTTAATGTTTCCTTTAGGTGGTTTTCTTTCTACGTTCTCTGGCATATGTAATCCTATATTAAATAACCTTTAGTATAAATATCAAGTCATTTTTTATTACAACATTTAAGGCATAAAAAAAGGGGAACATTTCTGTTCCCCTCTTTAAATTAAGTATAAATTCTATAATCTAATGATTACTGAATTTTGTGTAATCCATCTACATAAACCTTACCGTAGAATTCCCCTCTCAACATTTTCTTCGCGTAACGTGTCATAACGCCCTTACGAGGAGTGAAGTTTTTAGGGTCATATACCAATGGAGTCATAATCAATGGAATGTATGGACTGTAAACAGCACCAGTTTCAAGGAATTGTGTTCCTCTATATCCCATTAGGATTACGTTCTCTTTCATATAAGGATTCTTATATACTTGGAATCTACTGTTCAATGAACCAATTTTAGTTACACCGAATGCAAATTGAGCATCACCGTTATCTGCTGTTGAAGCATATCCTGGGATAGATTCAATAATTGTTGCAACATCAGGAGATACTACCATAAAGTTAGCTCCACCTCTTAATGTTTTTTGGTGAATCTTGTTAGATACACCAGCAACTACAGTACCAAGTGTTTGAAACCATGCACCTTGTGTAAATGCAGAAGCAGCTGCTCCAGTTGTAGAATAGTCAGCAAATGCGTTTCCATTCCATTCTCTACCTACTTGTGTAGACCAGTAACCAGTACTCTTAGCATCTTGAATCAACATATCTAAGATTTCAAAATCAATCTCTTGTGAGATATATTCTGACAACATAGAAGTTAATTCAGCTTCAGCATCGATTGAATGATAAGCGTTCAAATCTTGTGCGAATTCCGGAGTCCATTGTGCTTTCAACTTACGTGTCTTAGCAACAATTGGTAAACTCTTCATTTCAACATTCAATTCTGGAATATCGATATCAACTTCAGGATTAGCAGTTAATGAAGTTCCAGTTGCTTCGAAATCACCTCTTGATGTATCAGTTGGTTGTTTGTGATACTTAACTACAAGTGTACTAGCATCTAAAGCACCTTTTGCAACAAATACGATATCTCCGCCATTTGCTACAGTAAACTGTGGATATTGGTCTGTAATTTCAGCACCTTCTACTCTAAATCCTCTGATTCCTTTATCATCATATCCAGAGATAGATGCTGTTGGTACAGCGATTTTGTAAATAAGTCCACTAACGATATCAGCACCATTAGATGAAGTAAACTGAGTATCATAATTTACGTCTGCAAGTGATACAGATGAAGTTACGAATTTGTTTGCTCCAGCAGTACCCAATGTTTGAGTTGCAGATGTTGCATCGTTGATTGAGTATCCAAATCTACCTGCACCGTACAAACCACCTGATGGGTCTGAAGTAGTATCAGTTACACCGAATACAGAATCAGTTTGTGAATCTTTACCACTACCTGTTGCAAATCCAGTTTGACCTGTTCCATATTTGAAATCTAGATAAAATACTAGACCCGATGGTAAGTTCATTGGTTGTACAGATACGAAATCTTTTGCTACGATTTCAGAAAAGATACGTCTTACTAATGGTAGAGCTACACCAGCCCACTCTTCTGAATTTGCAGAAGTACCAGTA